GGAAGGGTCTTCGCCAGGCTGGTGGCAGCGTATTTTCAATCGCCGACCCGCAGCACAGGAGACCGCTACCGAGGACGGGGAGCCAGGCAGAACCGGTGGCACGTCGGAAGCTCTGCGACTGACCCAGGAGGAACTAGATCGCAAAGTCCAGGCCGAGACTGATCGCCGTGAGGCACAGCGGGCAGCTCGCCAGAGGATCGAAGAGCGCAAGAAACTGCGCGACACCGATCCCTGGGCGTACGCCGAGGAAGAGCGCAAGGAAGAACAAGCCGTCCAGGGCAATTTCCAGCTCGAGCGGTTTGTGACCGATCTGGGCGTCGAGCATGATCGGGTGACCGTCGATCCGATCTTCTTCGCGCTTCCCAAAGCCGAGCAGGAGCGCATCCTGAAACTCGAGGGCGCAGGCAAAGGTCTGGACGGACGAAAGCTGGTTGTGAGCGAGAGCCTGAAGGCGCTCGAGAAGCACTGGAAAGCCGAAGGGGCGAAAGACGCCGAGACTCGTCTGCGCCGTAATCCGGCCTTTAGAAAACAGGTGCTGAGCGAACTGCGCGGGCAAACACCAGAGCCCGAGATGCTCCCGAGCGGGAGTGCCTCGGAAGCCGATAAGACCGTTTCGAGCTTGTTGCGCGAGTATTACCGACTTGGCTGACCACTAGCAGGGGCTTGGTGGTTCAGCTCTGATCACGGGGGAACCACCAAGCCATAGTGACAGCGACAATCGCATTCAGTCGAACAGGGATGCCAGTCATCAGATTTGGCATGTGCCCAAGTACGTCTGCGTCGAACATTCTGGATGGCCGCGCGTGATACGTGGAACTGTTCCATCCAGATTTGATTTGGAACTTCGGGCTGCGTCAGGATCGCGGTGACAGCCTCAAGATTTAGCTTGGCGCGTCCTTGTAATCCGAGTTGGACGGCATGCTCGCCTTGTCGTCGACGATCTGCCCACTCCAGATTCAAAGCGCGGTTATCCGCCTTGATGCCGTTCTTGTGATTGACCGTCATGTGCGGTTCTTCCGGTCCAAGAAAGGCTTGGGCGACGAGGGTGTGGACTGAATACCAGTGAGCCTTGTTCTGCCAGACAAGATTGGCTCGGGGGTATCCGTGCTTATTGATCTTCGGCGACAGAATGCGGTTTGGGGCTGGTCCTGGCTTGCGCGCATCGCTGCGCCGCGCGATTCGACGGAGGTTGCCAAGGCAACTGATCTCGTAGATGCCTTCCCAGTCCGTGACTGGGAGCCATTCCTCAACGCCGTTACACTGGTGGTGCACTACGTGGACTCCTGTTCCCGTGGTGTCGTGCCCCGGACTGTTCGTGCAGTGCCGGGGCTTTTGCATGATAGCAGCCCACTAAGTTACGTGGGACTTAGCGCGGGGATTAGAGGACACATTAGTGCCATACAATAGCATCTCTAATAGGGCCACCCCAGGCGGTGGACCGCTCATCCCAGAGGACGTACAAAGAGAGATCGTTCAGTCAATCGAAGAGAAAAGTGCTGCTCTTAGATTGATGCCCCATGTGCGGATGAAAAGGGCTCAGCAAAGAATCCCAGTTATGTCGCAATTGCCGATTGCTTACTGGGTCACTGGTGCTTCCCTAGATGCTAGAGATATCGGCATGAAACAAACGACTACGTTGCAGTGGGATAATGTGTATTTGAATGCGGAGGAGATAGCGGTAATTGTTCCCATAGCAAAGAACTTGTTGTCCGATATGGATTATGACTTCTGGACCCAGGTTCGCCCGAAGGTCACCGAGGCGTTCGGCGTTGCGCTCGACGAGGCAATCTTCTTTGGTGTGAATGCGCCGACGACCTTCCCGTCGAGCATCGTGTCGGGTGCCAACGCTGCGGGCAACTTGATTGTGGTCTCGAGTGCGGTCGACTACCTCGACGACATCAACAATGCCATGGCCACGGTCGAGGCGGATGGCTTCGACGTCACCGGTTTCTGGGCCAGGCGCCAGGTCAAGGCCAAACTGCGCGGCCTGCGCGATACGACCAAAGGCCTGCTGTACTACCCCGAGTCGGCGCCGACGGCCGAGGCCAACGTGGGGTCGTTGTACGGCGAGACGATCATCTTCAGCAATGCCGGCTTGAGCGGCTTTGCCACGGGTGCGGCCAATTACTCGATGATTGGCGGTCAGTGGGACCAGAGCATGCTGGCGATTCGCGAGGATATCGACGTTGAGATGTTCGACACGGGCGTGATCACCGACAACGGGTCACCACCGGTCATCCAGTTCAACCTGCTCCAGCAAGACATGGTGGCGATGCGGGTGACGGCCAGGTTCGCGTGGGCCATTCCTAACCCGGTCAATCGCCAGCAATCGACCAAGGCATCCCGCTACCCGTTCTTCGCGCTGCAGCAGAAGGCGAGCGTTGGTGGTGAGGGTTAGAGCTATTTGTTCTCATTATCATTAGATGCCACGCGTGGTAACTTTTGATTTTTGGCACGTTGTTTGACCGATGCATTGCGAATCGGGTCGTTCATGTACCGTTCTCGATCACGACGCCGACGGCACTCGCGGCACTGACGTATGCCAGCACGTGTGATGAACGTGTTTTCGTCGTCGAACAGATGACCAAATTTGCATTCAGTTCGATCTTTCGTCGCTGGGAGTACTTGCCTGCCAGTAGCTTCGATGCGTTTCCGGTAGGCCTCTCGGTTGACGGGTTGGAGGCGTTCGCGGTTCGCCATGTAGTAACCCTCAGAACACGTCCGACAGCGTCGACCTCCACCGGCCAGCCAGATGGTGTTTGCTCCGTCGTACGGGTGACTAGCAGGGCAATGTGTCTTCCGCGCGTGCATCGCCGGGGCACCATTGCCGCGCATGATGTTTTCTTCAGCCGTCACTGGCTCAAGATGCGCGGGATTCACACACGTACGGTTGCGGCACAAATGATCAAGCACCAGGCCAGGCGGAATTGGTCCTATGAGCCATTCATAGGCCAATCGGTGACCAAGCCGGTTTCGACCAGCCAGTTTTACTTGCGAGTGTGTATCCCGATTGAGTCTCCCGCCGTATTCCCAGCAGCCAGTCTGGATGTGGCAAGTGATGCGCGACATAAACCGGCGGAACGCGTCAAGATCGTTCAGCCAATCCGGCAGTGGGCGACCAATCAGGCTGGCAAGATCTTGACGGCGCACCAGTTCAAATCCAATCGCTTCCAGCGGATCATCAGCCATGAGGGGGCAGTTGTATGAGCGCAACGTATGGATACTTGTTGAGAAGGAGTAAATGACTGATGAGTTGGATTCCCGATCCCAATCCGCCACCGGAACCCGATCCCGAGCCAGACCCCCAGCCCGAGCCGGAGCCGGAACCGGAACCAGAACATCCGGGATAGGCACATGCCGCTTAAAAGGGGATCGAGCAAAAAGACAATTTCCAGCAATATTCGGGAGCTCATGAAGGGTGGCAAGCGACCGCAAAAACAAGCGGTCGCCATTGCCCTGAGCGAAGCACGCCGTTCCAAACGGAGGAAGTGACCGTGGTCAAGATCCGCACGCTCGTGCCGCTCACTCACCCGAAGACGGCCGAGGTGTTTGCCGCCGGGGCCGAGGTCGACGTGGCTGACGACGTGGCCGCCGACTGGAAAGCGGACGGCAAGATTTCACTGATCGAGGACGAGAAGAAGGCCGAGGAGGCGGCCAACGAGGGCAATTACAACGCGCGCACGTCGCGCAGTGACGTGGCCGACACGCAGGCCGAGGATAAACCGAAGCGGAGCAAGCCCTGATGCCGCGCATGCGTTTCCTGGCCGTGGCATCCGATCCGCGCCCTGATCATCTCGGTACCGTGTACGGCCCCGGCCACGAAACCGACTACGTGACCGAGGACTACGACTACATCAAGTCGCTGATCCTGGAAGGCAAGGCCGAATTGCTCGACGGCGCGCCGCCGGCCCTGTTCGCCGCGCCCAAGGCGACTGAGGAATCGTAGCCGTGTCGAACATCGTCTTCCTGGCGCCGGCGGTGGACTCGGTCACAGCGACGACCATCCACGGCGCCGGCCACGCCGCGAGCATCACCGACGAGGCCTACGTCGCCAGCCTGATCGCCTCCGGTAAGGCGGCGTATCAGGGCGCCAGCATCCGCAACGTACGCCTGATCAGTCGCGCCGCCACGACCGCGCAGCTGGGCTTCACGGTCGATCAGCCGTGCACGGCGATGGCCGCCAACTACGGCACGTCGACGGCGTACGGCTCCAACCAGGCGGCGACACCGGCGGCTGGCGTGGGGGACGTCGTGGTCAACCTGACCGGTCTGACGACGGCCACGCTGTACCACTATCGGATCACCGTCACCGTGGGCACGTTCGTCACGCTCACCGGCGACTACACCTTCACCACGGCATGACCATTTCCCTGGCGCAACTGGAGCAAGAGGTCGCGCGGCGGACCGGGCCGTTCTTTCAGGCGGCTCAGGACTCGGGCACGCCGACCTCGTCGACCGCGACCAGTGCGCTCATGCCCGGCCTCCAGAGCAACGCCTTGCTGGGTGGGCCGGAGAATCTGTGGCTGGTCCGTCGCGGGCTGCTGGCGGACGGGGCGCCCACTCCGTCGCCGGTCCAGGTGGTCGACCGCGAGCGCATGGTCCAGACGTTCGACTCGGGTGCCGGGCGCGTGATCGTCGATCGCAACTGGTACAACCCGATGCAACCCTCGGAGCTCGCCGACTTCACCCACCTGCATCCGACCCAGGAGTTGCGCGCGGCGGTACTCGCCGGGCTGCGGCGGTGCTTCTTCGAGGACCGCGGGCCCGTCTCGATCAACAGCTCCGTCGGCATCGACCTGACCGCGTTGCTGCCGTGGCTGACCAACCCTAGTCAGGTGCTGCGCCTGCGGGCCGGCTTCCAGGGCAGCGGACCCGACCAGCCGTTCGACGTGACCACCCAGGCTGGGCACGTGCTGCTGATCGGCTACGGCGTGCCCGCCGGTAGCTACCTGTCGGCGATGCGTCCGGCGTGGTCGTGGGTCAATGGTGCCGACTCGACGACTGGGCCGACGACCGATAGCGACACGCTCGACATTGACCTTGACTACGCGGCCTCAGCGGGCCACATCGAGGCCTGGCACCTGTTTCCCTCGAGGATGTTTGCCGCGGCGGCGGGCAACCTGCAGGCCAGTCAGGAGATGGCCGCGCGCGAGTTTAGTCGTCAAGCCATGATCTGGGCGCCGCAAGCGCCGCGCGGGATCGCCTTCACCGAGACGGTGCGGCTGCCCGTGGTGGGGGTCCTGTAATGTCACCGCGGTCCGACGTCGTCAACTGGAACGAGATCGACGGCACGCCCGGTCCGCCCGACTACACGACCGGTCCGCCCGGTCCAACTGGGCCCGCCGGTCCCGCGGGTCCGATCGGCCCGCCCGGCGAGGACGGCCAGGAAGGCATCCAGGGTGACGCGGGGCTGACCGGTCCGGGTTGGAAGGTTCAGCAGCGGGCGCCTAATCCGGGCGAGGTGACTGGCGACGTGCTGGGCACGATCTGGTACGACGCGGTCGCTGGCCAGTTCTGGACGCTGACCGACAACACCTCGCCGACCTGGACGTGGCGTTTCGATGGCGCCGTGGTCGGCGCCCAGGGCGTGCCCGGTCCGCAAGGTCCAACTGGTTCGCAGGGTCCGGCTGGCGCCACGGGTAACACGGGACCGCAAGGAAGTCAGGGCATTCAGGGCCCGACCGGACCCGGAGTAGCGGCAGGTGGTGCGACCGGAACCATTCTGACCAAGGCAAGCGCGACGGACTACGCCACTCAGTGGAGCGCGACCCTGGGCACGACGCAGATTGCGGATAGTGCGATCACGTCGGCCAAGATTGCCGACCTGGGCATCGCGACCGGCGACCTGGCTGATGGCGCAGTCACGTCGGCCAAGATCGCCGATGGCACGATCGCCACGGGCGACCTGGCGAACCTGGCGGTCACCAACGCCAAATTGGCGAGTGACACAGATCGTAGCCAGTTACTGACCAACGGTGGGTTCGAGATCTGGCAGCGCGGCAACGGGCCGTTCACGGTTGGGAATTCCATTGGTAGCGCGGGTGATCGCTGGTGGGTTGAGACAAAAGGAGGTGGATCAACCTTCAGTTCGACTCGGGACACCGCCAACGCGGATGGCGGTGGTTACTGCGTGGCGATCGCTGTCGCCGGAGCGAATTCGGACGCCAGCGCGATCAGCTTGGTTCAGGGGCCATTGAACGATCAAATTGGCCAACTACGAGGGCGCACACTGTCGTTTAGCGCACGGCTCAAGGCCAGTGCGGCCGGATGTACAGCAAAATTTGCCTGGTATGACGGCGTGGCCGGCGGTGGAACTTGGCAGATCCAGTCAGCATTCACGATTGGAACAACGTACTCCACACTGACTGGCTCGTTTCTTGTTGCAGCTACCTCGAACCAACTGTATATCGGGATTTACTTTGAGTCGGCGGCAACGTTTTACGTGGACAACGCCATGCTGGTGGTGGGCAGCGTGGCGGCCGACTACGCGCCATTGCACCCGGCCGACGACCTGGCGCGCTGTCTCCGGTACTTTCAATACATCGGGGCTTCAGGTGCGGGAGACATTATCGTCAGTGGCATCGCGAGTGCTGGTGGGCAAACGATCTACACGACGCTGGTATGCGCTGAGAAAGCCGTATCGCCGACGGTGACGATCCTCGGGACATGGAATGTAAGCAACTCCGGGCAACCAGCGGTTGCGGCTTCAAGTGTTCGCGCGGTACGTGTCTCTGCCGCAGCCTTAGCGGCCGGCCAGTTCTATACATTCAACGGCACCGCTGGCAACTACATTCAGTTGGAAGCCAACCCATGAGCGTACGACCAGTCACTTTTCAACCAAACGGCGATATTGATGTCGTCTATGACGAATTAGGCCATAGCGGCACGATCCTCGCCGCCGAAGTCGCGTGGGCGACCAACATGGACGGCAGCCACAACCACAACTTCATCGTGCTGGTGTGTCCCGATGGCTGCGGGGCGACCTCGACGTGGCCAGTCGGTGGCGGAGCCGACGCGCCGATGGGCCAGCAGATGTTCGTCAAGAAGACCCAGGCTGAGGGCTGCGCATGTGGCAACGTTGCGGCCGCCACGAACGCAATTCCCGAGTCGCACGTCCATCTGAACGTGGCCCGGATGGACGGGGAAGAACGATGGGTGGAGGTATAGCGCATGGCTGAAGGACCGCCACAACGACCGATCGTGTGCCGCCGTAGTGACCGCCTGGTGGTCGGTGTCCACCCGAAGGGTGGCGTGGGTAACCAGCACAGTGTGGAAGTGATTGCCATCGAGGAGTACGAGAAGCTCCTGCGCACCGAGCCGGCGTACGTCACTACGGACGGCAAGATTGTGACTAGTCCACCGGCCTGATGGCGCTTCTCAGTAGTCGCCGCCGTCCCTGGCCTTTTCATATGCGACTTGGCTCGATCCTGGGCACGCCCTCGGACCGTGTCGGGTTGATGCTGATTCCCAATCAGCAGGGGCTGCTGGTCGGCAGGAAGCAGCAGATGCTCGACGGCGTGGTGCCCAGCGCCCAGGAGTACGCCTCGGCACCGGTCTACCGCGAGCGCACCTGGCCGGCCAAGCCAACGAGCGGTTACGGCGAGCGCGTCCAGAGCTCCTTCGGCGATAAACGCTACTACTGGGGCTCCGACATCCAGGTGAGCGGCGGTCTGGTCGGCAAGGGTCCGTTGCTCCATCCGATCGTGCCGACCACGGCGGCCGGCGGCCAGGTCTACAAGTTCATCGACGGTTTTCACACTGCGGCCAACACACCTACCCAGTTCATCCTGGCCGGCACGAAGGTCTACCGCCGCGCCGACGACACCAATGGCGGCCAGGTCGTCGATAAGGGTGACTTCGCCTCGGCGGTCCAGGATGGCGCGGTGTACCAGGGCGGCTTCGCCGGGGCGCTCAAGAGCCTGTACGTCACCACTGCGGGAGGCCTGCTGTGGGAGCGCACGCCCGCCGGGACGTGGACGCAAGCGACCTTACCGGCTGGCTTTGCGACGTACCGCCTCGAGGTCGTCGGCACCGAGCTGTGGGCCGCGGACACGGTCAACTGCGTCATCCGCAAGGTGACCGCCGATCCCAAGGTGGCGGCCAACTGGTCGGGGCCGTTCTTCGTCGGCGACCCAAGCGCGCCAATCACGGCCATCCGCCAGACGAACAACGTGCTGGTCATCTTCAAGCAGGACGGCTCGATCTTCACCCTCAATTCAGACGGCAGCACAAACGACCTGTTTCCGGGGCTGGCGACCACGGCCAGCCCCGAGAACGGCAGCCGTGCCCAGGCGTGGATGGGCAGTTTGTGGTTCAACGTCGGCCCGTCGTTCTACCGCCTGGGCATGCCCGGCGCGGAGCTGGTGCCGATGGGACCGGGCCGCCTGCTCGACAACGCCTCACCCGTTCGGGGTGAGGCCAGGGTGTTCTGCGGCTGGGGCGGCTACCAGGGCTACCTGGCGCTCTACAACGCCCAGGACAGCCCACCGACGTCGTACTTGCTGAGCTACGGCAGCTGGGAGATGCGCCAGACCGAGGACGGCGCCGACGCCAAGTTCGACGACCAGTGGGACGGCGCGCTCGCGCATTGGCCGAATCGCAAGACGACGGCGATGTTGGTGTCCGGCGTGAGCGGAACCGACCGCCTGTACGTCGGCTTCGAGGACGGTGGCTGGGACTGGATCAAACTGGTCCGCAACCCACTCGCGGCCGGCAGCGGCGCCGAGTTCAATTTGGGCCCGGCCGAGATCGTGCTGCCACTTCATACGGCGATGTTCCAGGCGGACCTCAAGCACTGGCTGGGTTTCTCGATCTTCGGCCCGGTGCTGCGCGTGGGCGACGAGGCGACGGTCTACTACCGCGTCATGGCTTCGGCCGGTACCCCGCCCTCGCAGCCGACCGGTGACTGGCTATTGCTGGGCGAGTTTACCCAGAACGGCCAGCGCATCGACGCGCCGTCCAACCTGGCCGGGCACGGCCTGTCGCTCAAGGTGTCGCTGACCAACAGCAACAACGCGACCACGCCGGTCATCGACACGGTCGCCATCCACGAGCGGGTGGTGCCGGCGTTCAAGCGGGATATCAGTGGCACGGTCGACGGCCGCGCGGTGATCAGCCGCCTGGATGGCGCGGCGTACCGTCCCAATCCCGAAACGGTCCACCAGGTCATGATGGACGCCGCGGCACTGCCGGGTTCGATGGCCATCGAGCTGCCGGACGAGACGATCAACGAGGTCGCCGTGTTCGACTACAGCGAGGCGATCACACCCATGCAGGGCGGTGGCGGCCACGGCTGGACGATCAACTTCCAGGCCACCCAGTTCCGGATCTTGACGGTGTACGGGATTATTCGCCGTCTGCGCGGAACGAGGGTGGGCGACCTTCGCGGATACAGCATCGGGAGTTTGCGCTATCTATGAGTGACACCACCGCCGAGCTCGGGCTGAAGCTCGCCATCGACGCCGACGACACCGCCGATTACCTGGTCACCTCGCTGCGCAACTCGCTGAACGTGCTCGACGGTGTGTTCAGCTCGTCGACCGGGCACAACCACAACGGCGCCCACCAGGGTGGCAACCTGGTCTTCGGTGTGCTCAACACGACCAGCATCGCCTTCGCCAACGGGGCCACGCTTGGGCCGTTCGCGACCGGTAACCAGCTCCGTTTCCAGAGCACCAACGTCAGTTTCAGCGGAGCGATCACGGTCGACGGCGCGGCCACGGTGACCGGTCTGACGTCGAATGGCAACGTGAGCGTGACCGGCACGCTCGGGGTGTCGCTCGACATCACCTGTCGTGACCTGACGGCTTCGCGTAACGGCCAGGTCAGTGGTGCACTGAACGTGACGGGCGCCCTGAGCAGCGGTGGGCGGGTCAGCAGCGGCACCGACATGGTCGTTGGCAACGGCACGCTGTACATGCACAGCAGTGGCGACACGAGCATCGTGCGCCAGGCAGCCGGCGCGCTGCTGATGCCCAACACGTTGTACATCGGCAGCACCGACACCTACCTTCAGCGCTCGGCGGCAATCGGTGCTCAGCCACACCCATTCATGTTCAGCTCCGCCGGCAGTGGGATGTGGATCTTGAATGACGGCATCACGCTGTACAACCCGAGCGATCCGCAAGGCGGTGGCCAGTCGATCCGCACCATCAGCGCGAGCAACCGCTCGGCCGCGACCTATGGCGGCGGCGAGATCCACATGGCCATTCGGCTGTACGTCGATGGCGATATCACCGCTGGCACGTATGTGCACGGTATCTCGTTCATCAATACCTCGGATATGGCCGTCAAGCAGAACGCGGCGGTCGTGTCCGATGCCGACTGCATGACCCGCGTGCGCAACCCCGCGCTACCGGTTTACTCGTATGAGATTCCGCCGCCCGTCGGGGAGGGTGGCATTACGCCGACGCCGACCGACGTCGGCTTCAGCGCCGCCGACGTGTACGCCGTCGCGCCCGAGTTCGCCGCGCTGGGTACGGATGGCCAGCCGGTAGGGGTGACCTACTCGAACATGTCGGCGCTACTGTGGGGCGCACTGCGCGAGCTGGACGCGCGCTGTCAGGCCAAGGGCATCTGAGCGTGGTCACGACCAACGAACGCCTGAACGACAACCACGAGTGGCAGCCCGTCGACAACGCGGACGGCGTACCAGTCCACCCGAACGCCCTGCGCCGGCTGCATCGTCTGCACGCGCGCCTGGAGCTTGCTCAGGAGCTCGTCCAGCAGACCAACGCCCAGTTCCAGGAGACGCTGCTGGGCATCTTCGAGGATGCGGGCGTGCACGCTCGGCCCGAGGACGGGTTCCACATCGACTGGCGCGGCGGCACGGTCAGCCTGCGCCGTGGGGAGGCTTCAGATGGCTGAGTACGTGATCGGACCAGGCGTGGCGCAGGCCATCGCGGACAACAACGACGAACCGAGATCCGACGAGCAATTCATCATTCTGGAACCCGGTCACAAGATCTCGCAGACGTTCGCGCGCGATGCGGTCTACTGGTATTACGAGGAGGACAACGCGACCCATCGCGTCTCTTTTTGACGGAGTCGATGAGGACATTCCTGACGATGGCGCCGAGTGGGATCCGAACTGCAACCAGATCCCGCAGGTCTACAGCTGGACGTGCAGTAGTTGCTCGCTCGAGTGGGTCAAACGGGCGATCGGGCTGATCGAGCCGCAGGATATCTACGCCAGCCGCTACGACACGGTGTACGAGATCGGCTATCCCAACAACATCAACCCGGCGTATGGCCTCATGGACGCCACCGGCGCGGCGCTACGTGCGGTGCTCGATAGCTACGGCGTACCCACCAGCCAGGCCTGGCTGAACTTCGACACCGTCTACGCCCTGGCCCAGGAAACGACGGGCATGATGAGCGGCGGCGCCTGGTATCACTGGATTTCGCTCAGAGGTGTCACTGGCCCCAATCTTTGGATAGCTAACTCAGCACCGGGCTATAAGGGCGTATGGGACACGCTCAGTCGTGCGGACTTCGAGCGCCTCGGGCCATTCAGCGTGGTGCTGCTGGAGTGACGTGGTGCCGTGGCTGCCGACCCTCGTCTTTCACGGTTCGGCCGAGGAATCGGTCGCGCTCAAACTCGCCGTGGCGCACAACTGCGCTTGTCAGTTGGGACAGCAGTGCGGCGCTCATAGCGCCATGCTCAGTCAGCGGTTTCTGGACGGCATCGTGTTTGCCAGATTCATCCGCGCGCGTCTGTTGAAGGAGGAAGGTCTGACATGCACATCGCGACAGTCGGTTCGTACCCGGTGACCATTGGATGGCTGATCGCGCTCCTGGTCCTGCTCCTGGCGATCCTGGGCCTGGTGGGCGTAGTGCCGACGAGCAAGGAGGTGCTGTTCGGCCTGTTCGCGGCGCTGGCCGTAGCCCGTCTGACGTGACCGCTGGCTTGTCATGGACGAGCCAACCGCGCTCACTACCGTCCAGGCGCAGGGCAAGCCGGCCAGCCAGACCGAGCTGCTCCAGTCGCGCTACGAGCTGGTCTACCTGATCTTCCAGTTTCTGATCAGCCTCGCCGTGCTGATCGGCGTGTTCTTGTTGATCGTGGTGTTTCAGCAAGGCACGGTCGCGAGTGGTGGGATCGCGCTCTCAACGCTGGTCGTGAGCTACTGGCTTGGCCTGCGCGGGACGAAACATTTGCTCTAGGGGATACTCGAGAAGGGGGTGAGGCCACTGCGTTGACTACAGATGCCAGCCTGTAACGGTCAAGCGCCCCGTCATCCCTTGCCTTTATTCCGCGTCCGGGGTGAGGGCGACGGGGCGTTTTTTGTCAGTCAGACCGAATATTTCTTAGGTCTGACTAACCGATTTGATCGCCGTCTGCAGCGTGGTCGACATGTCTGCATGCAGCCTGCGGCAAACCCAGCGCTCGTGCCTTCCAGGCCTCGCGCTCCTCGGCGACCATGTCCAGTGCCTTGTTCAGGCGATCTATCTCAGCGTCAACGATTTCCAGTACGCGTACGCGATCAGCGTGCGATTCAATAACCTCGACTAGCAGACTGTTGAGTTTGTCAGTCACGCGGCCCACAGCTGGTGCTGCCAGCGTTCCCAGGCACGCGTCACCGCTCCTGAACCGGGAAACAGATCAACCAGCGTATCGCCAGTATGCAGTCCCAACAGATCGAATAGCCAAAAGCAGAACGCCTCAGGCTTCACGCCGACCAGCCCACGTTCAAGCGTGACGTTCGCAGTCACGAAGTCTTTCGGCGTGGTGGCAATGCCACCCTTTGGTGGCGGCGGATGCTTCTTGTTCCTACCGCCGTAAAAGAGCAAGGGTTCCCACGCATACGCTGGCCGCACGCCTTTCTTGTAAACGTGGAACGGTTTAACCCAGGCGCCGACGCGTGTCTCAGGTGGGCAGAACGGCAGGATGCTTCTCAGGCTCGGTGACGAACAGGACAGTGCCCATCCAGCCGGGAAGTCATTGACGAGACGGTGGATCAGTACGGCGTGATCGACCTCGCCGGCAAAATCAGGATGGTTGCCGTAGTGCCTGGCTGACTGGCCTAGATAAGGCGGATCGGCGTAGGCCACCGTGATTGGCTTGTCAGACCTAACCACAATTAGCTCTGGCTCGACTCGAGCAGGTGGCTATCGCAGGCCAAGCATTCGATTAGGTCATTAGGCATAGGCGGAGGAACAGGAAACCAACCGTCCCACTGTTTGCGATGGCCGCACTCCAGCATGACCCGACAGCCTCCATAATCCTCAAATCCTTCAGCCGGCCCTTCGGCCAGAGTCATGTCTATAACTCTTCGCTGCGTCATCTTTATCGCTCTACCACAATTAGGTCGCACTAGGCCGCCCACCGAGTCGGGCAATCGGCACACAAGGGCAGC